TTAGTTAAAAATATTGACTGTGATTCACTCTATATTAACGCCACAGATGAAAGATCTATGGATGTTATTAGAGAAAAAATTGGAGGATTTGCATCCAGCGCCTCATTTAAACCACTTAAAATAGTTATATTAGATGAAGCCACTCACCTTTTAATGGCCAGTCAAGTATTGCTATTAAATATGATTGAAACATATAGCGCTAAAACACGGTTTATTTTAACAGGTAATTACCCAGAACGACTAATTGACCCACTCCGTAGTAGACTTACAGAATACGCTTTAGTTCCGCCAACTAAACCGATGATAGCTAAGCACTCAGTATCAATTTTAGATAATGAGAATATTAAATATGAGTTGGAGGATGTAGCTGAGATTGTTAAAAAATGTTATCCTGACTTAAGACGAACTATCAATACATTACAAAAATGTAGTGTGACAGGAAAATTAGTCATTAATGTTAATCTTAAATCTAATCAAAATTATATTGAATTGATTTTAAGTGAATTAGCCCAACCAAAACCTAAATTTAATACTATTCGTCAAATACTAGCTAACGCTGATATATCTGATTATACTGAGTTATTTAGAGTATTATATGATGAGTCTAGTAAATATCTAAAAGGTAAAGAAGGATCAGTTGCTATATTAGTTAATGAAGCTGCTTATAAAGCTAATTTTTCTCTAGATAAGGAAATTAACGCTTCATCTCTTATTCATCAAATCATTGAATTAAAGTAATCAATTAAATTTTTATATATGAACCCAAATGGTCAAGGTCAACCCCAACTAAACATTGATTTGTTAAACACAACTCCAATTGAATCATCAACTGGAAAACAAGTATTTGCTGAAGGAGCTATCCTACGTAAAGTCTCTAAATTTGTTATCGGTTCTCAAGAAGACGCAGTTTTACCTATTCCTGTGATGTATGATGTAGAAACTGGAGAGGTGGTAATTGAAATGCTTCCTAAAGAATTGAGAGAAGAAATGACTGAGTACAATCAAAACCTAACTAAAAACGCTTAATGAAGCAACCAAAAACTGTATTTGACTGGATGAAGGAGATGACATTTACAAAGTCTCCATCTGAAGTATTTGATGATGAATCTTGGAATACATTTAATACCTTTATGATCCATCGTTTCATAAGTATGTATCAACCATATATTGAAACAGTAAATTATATTCAGGGATTGGATATTAAGGATAAAAAACAAATATATGAAATCTATAAGGAGTTATTACCTAAAAAAAGTATATTTGCTAAATACATCAAAAATCAAACAGAAAATACTTCCTCCAGTTTAGCAGAACATATTTCATTATATTATCAGGTATCATTAAGGGAAGCTACTAATTACATTAATATCTTACCAACAGAAGTGATAAAGGAAATATTAGAGGAATTAGGAGTTGAGGAAAAAGAAATTAAAAAATTAACTAAAGTTGGCAAAGAAAAACAAAATACCAAATGAAATAAAGCATATTGTTGAGTATCAAGCCCCTGAAATTGATTGGCGATATCAAAAGTTAATTTCATACTCTCAATTCTCTATTTATAAGACCTGCTCTTGGAGATGGCATCTTCAATATAGAGAAAAGCATAAAGTATTCACTGATAACATTCATAATATTTTTGGAACTGCCATACATGAAGTAATCCAACATTATTTAACTGTAATGTATAAAGTGAGTACAGCAGCTGCTGATAGAGAGGATATTGTAGGTATGTTTGAAAACCGTTATAGAGAATTATACAAAGAAAAGTATAAGAAAAATAACAACAAACATTTATCGACAGCCCAAGAAATGAGAGAGTTTTATGAGGATGGAGTTGATATTTTAGAATATTTTAAGAAAAATAAAACCAAATACTTTTCAAAACGTGGTTACCATCTTGTAGGTTGTGAGGTTCCTATCCATATTGTCCCTAACCAAGATTTAGATCATGTTATATATCAGGGGCATCTTGATGTAGTTTTATATCATGAACCAACTCAAACTCATGAAATTATTGATATTAAAACTAGTACTAGGGGATGGTCTGATTATGAAAAGAAAGATGAACTAAAACCATCTCAAGTAGTTTTATATAAAAAATATTACTCCCAACAATATAAAGTTCCTGAAGATAAGATAAGTGTTGTATATTTTATTCTAAAAAGAAAAATACCTTCTGAATCAAAATATACTATAAGTCGGATTCAAGAATTTAAACCTTCATCAGGTAAAATTAAAATGGGAAAAGTATCACAATCATTTAATTCTTTTATAGAAGAGTGTTTTGGTAAAGAAATTGCCCCACAACCTAATCCCTCAGCCTCAAATTGTAGATTTTGCCCTTTTTCAAAGGATACTAAGCTTTGCGGAAAGGGGGCATATATATAATAAACGGTGTTATGAGTCAAAAAGAAAATAAAAAATTAACAAGTGTTTATATTGATAAACAAATTTTAGAAGATTTTAAATTAGAAAGCGGAAAAAGAAAATTTAGTATACAAAAGCTTGTAGAACGGACTATGAGTTTATATATTAATGATGATGAGTTTCGTAAAACAGTTCAAAAACATAAATTATGAGAAAAGGTTATTTACCAAAAGATGAAAGAAAGAAAATCCTTCTTTTAACTGATGATATTAGGGTGCACTCAGGAGTGGCACACATTGCCCGAGAAATGGTTATCAATACTTGCCATCGGTATAATTGGGTACAACTAGCAGGAGCCATTAAACATCCTGATGCAGGTAAGAGAATGGATTTAAGTCAAGACACTAGTAATAAAACTGGAGTAGAAGATGCTAGTGTCATTATTTATCCAACAGATGGATATGGTAATCCAATTTTACTCCGCCAGATTATCGAATTAGAAAACCCAGATGCAATCTTTTTAATTACTGATCCTAGATACTTTACTTGGGTATTTGAAATGGAAAATGAACTTAGAAAGAAATTACCAATAGCATATTTGAACATTTGGGACTGTCCACCAGCCCCCGCCTACAACACCGAGTTTTATGAGTCATGTGATGCCCTGTTTGGTATCTCTAAACAAACAACTCTTATTAACCAAATTACATTAGACAAAAAAGCAGATAATAAAATTATTAAATATGTTCCTCATGGTCTTGATCCTGAAACATTTTACCCCATTAAAAATGATGATACTGAGTTAAAATCATTCAATCAACAACTATTTAATGGTAAGTCATATGATTTTGTTTTATTATTTAATTCAAGGAATGTTAGACGAAAAAATATTTCTGATACAATTTTAGCTTGGAAAGTATTCACTGATGGTTTACCTCGTGAAAAAGCTGAAAAATGTGTTTTAGTACTTCATACTAACCCAGTAGATGAAAACGGAACAGATCTACCCGCTGTTATTGAGTATTTCTGTGAAGAGGGAAGGAATAATGTTCTAATCTCAGCTCAACGTTTAGATTCTAAATATATGAATTATCTGTATAATATTGCAGATGGTACAGTTTTATTATCAACTAATGAAGGTTGGGGATTATCATTGACTGAATCACTACTAACAGGTACTCCATTTATTGCTAATGTGACAGGAGGAATGCAAGATCAAATGAGATTTATTGATAATAAAGGAAACTGGTTCACTCCATCTGCTGAAATACCTTCCAATCATAGAGGCACTTTTAAAAAACATGGTAATTGGGCTCTACCAGTATTTCCTTCTAATTTATCTTTAGTTGGCTCTGTACCTACTCCTTATATATTTGATGATAGATGCTCATTTGAAGACGCAGCTCTACAAATTGAAAAATTATATAAAATGAGTAAAGAACAAAGACAACAAATAGGAGAGGAAGGCAGACAATGGGCTTTAGGTCAAGAAGCGGGATTCACCTCTGAGATAATGTCTCAAAGAATTATTGAGGGGATGGATGAACTATTTGAAAAATGGCAACCTAGAGAATCATATGAATTTTTATCAGTAAATGACTTTCAACCACGTAAACTAAAACATAATCTTATATATTAATAAACCATGAACAAACCGTTATTTGTAGTAAGTTGTCCAATTGATACATATTCAGGCTATGGTAGTCGCAGTCGCGATTTAGTTAAAGCCTTAATTGAATTAGACAAATATGAAGTTAAAATATTGCCTCAACGTTGGGGAAATACACCCTGGAACTTCATTAAAGAAAATTTTGAAGAATGGGGATTTTTAGAATCTTATATTCTAAAACAACCACAATTGCCTCGTCAACCTGAATATTGGGCTCAAATAACAGTTCCAAATGAATTCCAAAAAATAGGTAAATACAACATAGGAATCACTGCAGGAATTGAAACTACTGCGTGTGCTGGGCCTTGGATTGAAGGATGTAATAGAATGGATTTAGTAATTGTAAGTTCTAAACATTCAAAAGATGTATTTGAGAATACAGCTTATAATATGTTAAATGAACAAAAACAAGTGGTAGGCCAACTAAAATGCACCACCCCAATAAAGGTATTGTTTGAGGGAGCTGATACTGGAATATACCGTATACTTGAGGAATCTCAAATGGTACCATCATCTATATATCAAGACATTAATAAAATCCCTGAAAAATTTGCTTACCTATTTGTAGGACATTGGTTACAAGGTGATATGGGAGAGGATCGCAAAAATGTAGGATTATTAATTAAAGCGTTTTATGAAATATTTAAAAATAAGCCCAA